CTGACAAACTAAACGCGAGAGCAAAGGTATAACTCATGGCTAATGTAATGATTGACATTGCCGCAGAGTTCGTAGGCAATAAGGCTTTCAAGCAAGCAGACACAGCAACAGACAAACTGACCAAGAATGTCAAAACACTTGCTAAGACTTTTGGCTTAGCCTTCAGCAGCGCAGCGGTCATCGCTTATGGCAAGAACGCAATTAAGGCAGCCGCAGCAGATGAGAAGGCACAGAACCAGTTAGCATTAGCTCTACGCAATGTCGGGCTTGGCCGAGATGCAGCATCTTCAGAAGCCTACATTCAGAGATTACAAAGCGAGTTCGGCATCCTTGATGATGACCTTCGCCCGGCTTATCAGGGCTTAGCGGTAGCGGTTCAGGATACTCAGGAAGCACAGAGACTTCTTAACCTTGCTTTAGACATTTCAGCCTCAACTGGCAAGGATCTAGGATCCGTCACAGCCGCGTTGAGCAAGGCTTACTTAGGAAACAACACAGCCTTATCTAAACTCGGTGTTGGAATATCTAAGGCTGATCTAAAGTCTAAATCTTTTAAGTCCATCACAGATGATTTAACAACAACCTTCGCCGGATCTGCCACAGCAGCGGCTAACAGTTACCAAGGTTCGATAGATAAATTAGCAGTTGCTTCTGCTAACGCCTCCGAGATTATTGGCACTGGCTTGATTGATGCCTTAAAAGGCTTGGGAGATCAGGACTCAGTAGATGATCTGGCTAAAAATATGGAAGCGGCTGCACTCTACACAGCCGATGTCATTCGCGGTATTGGTGTTTTGACAGAAAAACTTAAGAGCCTGCCGGGTGTTTCATCTTTCAACATCGGCATGATTCCGATCATTGGTTCTTACTTCCAAATCCTTAGAGACTTAGGCAAAGTAACTGCTGAACTCGACTACACAGCAGCAGCTAGTGCAACAGCCTTCGAGAAGGGTTTTGGCCTTACAGCCAAGATAGTTAAGAACGCTAAAGTTTTAACAGCAGAAGAACAAAAGCAACTTAAAGCCAAGCAGTTAAAACTTGTTATCGATAAGGCTAACCTTGCGCTTGGTAAAGGCGAAGAAGTCTTTGACTTAGAAAAGATCCAACTTAGAGCAGCTGAGATAAGTCAAGCAGAACAACTAGGCAAGGTAACTAGCCAAGCACAACTACTTCAGGTTACAAATGACTTGGCTCGATTACGAGTTAAGCAGAGCATCCTTGCACTAGACGAGGCTATTGCTTCAGGCGATGTAAAAGCCATCACTGCTGCAACTAATAAACTTAATGCAGACTTAGGCATCTTAGGTGCTCTAAACGGTCAGGCATTAAAACTTGCAGACATCAAATCTATTCTTAATTCTATTGCTCCTAAGGATCTCATTAACCTTAATAACTTAAATGAGGCTATTCGCTTGCTAGGTGTTATTGGTGGCACTAAAGGCACAGCAGTTTCAATGGGAGCCGCGCCTGTCATGCCTAGCAGCTTAAACCCTATTGCTGGAGCCGGTGGTGTTAGACCATCTAGAGGCTTTACTAATGAAGAATTAGCATACTTTGAGGCACGCGATCAGTACCAATTTGGCGGAATGTTGCCGCCTGCTACATCATCCGGATCGTCTAATTCGCCTATCAATATCACAGTGAACACAGGTGTTGGAGATCCTAACGCTATTGCTGAAGCTATTGACGATGTATTGCGTCAGGCTCGCTCTAGAGGGACGCTGGTCGCGTTGCCATGACATGGCTTCCAGAATGGCGAGTAACAGTAGGCGATGATGTTTATACAACTGTCACTGCCGTATCTTTTGCATCCGGCCGTTTAGACATTGATCGTCAGCCCACAGCAGGTTACTGTCGAGTAGAGATTATCAACATAGATAACTCACCATTTACTATCAATGTCACCGAGCCAATACTGCTAGAGCTCAAGAATGGCAGCGGCACCTATGTCACAGTATTTGGTGGAGAAGTATCAGACTTCAACATCGGAGTCCGAAGCCCAGAAGAAACAGGCTTTATCACCACTGGCACGATTCTAGGAATTGGATCTCTGGCTAGACTGACCAAGGCTGTTTTTAACACAGCCCTTGCAGAAGGATTAGACGGCACACAAATTGCCACTATCTTAGGCGCAGCCCTTAACCTTACATGGGCAGAAGTTACCCCTACGCTGACATGGGACACCTACCCAGCCACACAGACTTGGCTAGATGCTGAGTCCTACATTGGTACAATTGACTCAGGCTTTTACACGATGATCAACCTCGCAGCTAACGCATCTGCTAAATCTCAGAGCCTTGCAGATCAAATCGCTACTAGCGCACTAGGTCAAATCTACGAGGAGAAGGACGGCGATGTCTCTTATGACGATGCAGACCATCGCTCTAACTATCTAGCTGCTAACGGCTTTACTAATCTTGATGCCTCTTATGCAACTCCTAGATCAATCACATCTCAGACCCAAATAGCCCGTATCCGTAACAGCTTGATCTATCGCTACGGGGCAGGCTACGCGAGCACATACAGTACCTCTGATTCCGATTCTATTGCCCTTTACGGCCTCTTTGAGTTCTCTACTGACTCAAACATTAAGAACCTCGCAGACATTACTGACATCGCCTCTAGAGAGTTAAAGCTGCGCAAAAACCCTAGAGGCTCGCTAGGTGCCATTACCTTTAGATTAGATAACCCAGACATGCCGACAGCCATGCTTGACAGCCTTATTGGGGTATTCTTTGGACAGCCAGTATTGATCAACAACTTACCGTCTAACCTATTGGGTGGTACATTTGATGGCTTTGTGGAGAATGTATCCCTTAACGCTACTCCGACTTATGTGGACATGACTCTCTATGTCTCAGCCACAGACTTCTCACTATCTACCACACAATGGGAAACAGTTTCGCCTGCCTCACTGATTTGGACTGGCGTAAATGCTACACTTACATGGACAAATGCGACAGGAGCACTAACCTAATATGGCAACAACTACTACGAACTACGGCTTCGATGTTCCCACATCGAGCGACCTAGTCAAGAATGGTGCAACACAGATTGCCCTGCTAGGTCAAGACATCGACACATTTCTTTTTCGTCCATTTAGCCGCAATGCGATCATCAACGGTGGCTGCGAAATAGCACAGCGTGGAACTGCCGCTGTAACACTAACAGCAGCTAACTTCCTTTATCCAGTAGATCGCATGTTTGCTGGCCGTTCATCTGGAACAACTGGCGCAACTGCTCAACAGATCAATAGCACCACACTTACAGGTTTTAACAATGCAGTTCGTGTTCAGCGCACAGCAGGAAACACTTCAACAAATGATCTTTACATTGGTCAATCTTTAGAGACACTTAACTCGACACCATTAGCAGGTCAGACTGTGACTCTTAGCTTCTATGCTCGCGCTGGTGCCAACTATTCAGCTGCAAGCTCTAACCTTGGTGTAAGACTTTACTCTGGTACAGGCACAGATCAGTCAGGTTTAGGATCAGCCTTTACTGGTACTGCTTCGCCTGTAAGCACATCGCAGGTTATTACGACTTCATGGGTTCGTTACTCTTTCAATGCAACAATTTCATCTGCTGCAACTCAATTGCAATTCTTAGCTTTCTACACTCCAAGCGGTACTGCTGGAGCTGCTGACTATGTTGATATTACTGGAGTGATGCTAGAAGTTGGCTCTCAGGTTTCGCCTTTTGTTCGCGCTGGTGGCGGATCTATGCAGCAAGAATTGGCTTTGTGCCAGAGGTACTATCAACGCTTTGGCGATACAGCCACAGCATCACTATTTTGCACAGGTATTGCTAACAGCACGACAAGCATGGTTTTTGTTATGAATTTACCTGTAAGCATGAGAGTCAAGCCTACTGTGCTTGATTATTCAGCCTTGCAAGTTTCAGACTCAGCAAGCAATTACACGATTACCGGGCTTTCATCAACTATTGGAAACACTACTCAACAATATGTAAGTGCTTCAGTATCAAGCGGACTAACACAATTTAGACCCGGATACTTGCAGCAAAACACTTTGAGCGGATATATCGGATTTGGAGCGGAACTATGAGCAATGATGTAACTATTCACACTGATGATTTTGGCAATGAATTTGTAATTATTGATCGAGGCAATGGCGAATTTACCTCAATGCTCAAATCTATTTATGATGAATTAAAGGCTAATGAAGCCAAGGCTGAGTAAGGCTGCAATACAGCTACGCGAGCAGTTCGATGATACCTACCCAAATCGTCTGCGCGATAGCGATGGGTGGATCGGTGATACCCGACATGCTGCGCGTAAGTCTGATCACAATCCAGATGCACAAGGCTGGGTTCGGGCTTGGGACTGCGATGCTGATCTATCAGGCAAAGCAAAGCCTGACCTCATGCCCGATCTTGTTGATCAGATTCGACTCGTATGCAAGTCAGGCGTTGAGAAAAGAATTGCCTACATTATTTTTAACGGAAAGATCTGCTCACCTATCCTTAGATGGAAGTGGCGAAACTACAACGGAATTAACAAACACACCAAGCACGCTCATTTCTCGTTTAAGAAAACGGCTGACAATGACGGGGCTTTTTTTCAAATACCTATGTTAGGCGGACAATAATGAAAAACATCAAGCACCCTGCATACCTAGCCGCTGGCGCGTTTTTAGCAGCTTGGGCATCATCTAACTTCGAGGCAGATTACAGAGCTGTGCTCTGGGCTGTCCTATCAGGAGTGTTTGGATATGCGAGCCCCAAAAAGTGACACA